GCCGTTGCTGTCCTTCTGGATGCCCAGGCCGGTCAACAACCACCCTGCTCCGGACACTGCCTCGGAGGGGACCTGGTTTGCTGCGCTGCCGAATCGCTGCGCGAATCCACTTCCTCCGGATGCAGCGAGCAACGGCATGGTGATGGCGTCCATCATGGCAGCGACCCCGGTAGCTCCCCAGTGGTCGGTTGCTCCGGAATTGCCGGAGGTAAAATCCCGCATCTTCGTTGACTGCTTCGCAGCGTAGAACGTGCCGGTAGTGCAGGATCCGCCGGAGGTGAACGCCGAAAATCCGGTGGCGTTGACGCCATCGAGAGAAATGGTGTTCGGGTCGATGACGGTGAGCGTGTAGATCTTGTCATTGAGCTGCGTGGTGCCGCCCACGCTGGTGACCATGACCGGCTGCCCTGTCGTGTAGCCGTGTCCGGCAACGGTCAGCTGACACGGGTTGGTGAGCGCCACTCCGGTGATAGTCTTGTTGGCGGCGATACAAGTCAGGCCGGTGGAGATCTCATACATCAGCCCGTTCAGATCCGCCACACCACAATTCTGGCCGTTGTGGGTCGTCTTCGCAAACGGTGTGCCGCTGCCGGTCTTGCCGCAATTGCTGTAGCCGTCCGAGATGTAGGTCACCGTGGTGTCGTTAACGTCTTTCAAGGCGTTGTTATTACAGCCCTTGGGGAAGTTCGCTACTCCGGTACCGTCGTACCAGGCGCAGTTCGTGGCGCAGTTCGCCGCCTGACCGTGGGCAACGGAGAGAAGGGCCAGGGCGGAGTAGATGAACCGCGAACAGCAGAAAAACGGCGAATTGTTGTCTACCGCCCCGTTCGCGCCGCTTCTGGCTCGTGGGGCGATAAGTGCGGCGTAGTAGGCGTTGATGCCCGCCGTAGCCGTCAGCCCGCCGATGGGGTTGTGTTCCGCGGCCGTTGACAGCGGCGACCCTCCCAGGATGGACGAGGCGACGAAGCCGGTGCCGAGGGCGTTTTTCGAGCACATGTACTTGTCCACAAAAAAGCCGGACTTTTCGACTCCACCATCAATGAACGCCCGGTGGAGGGCGTAACCGGCGGCGTTGGCGTCAAACGTGGTGGCATAGGTCTTGACCCCCTTAACATCAACTACGTTCACTGCCAAGCCGTTGGAGCCGGTTCCGACCTTGTAGTAAAATTTCGGGATCCAGCACATCACAGAGCCGTCGATGTAGAGGTAGTTACCGTAATTCGGGTGAGTCGGATCGGTGTAGCCGTATAGGGGCACCATGCCGCTCGGCAAAGCCTCGGGAGGTGCTATTCCGACGCCGAAGCCTGCGGCGCCTGCCACGCCGATGGAGTTGAGTGTTCCGATCAAAGATCCGATTGCGGCGTCGATTTGTGCGCCGGTGTATGCTGATGTATAAGTAGCCACATTAACCTCGCTTTACGGCAAACCACATGCCATCGCTCGTTTGGAATCTGTCTCTATCTGCCGCCCCATCCTGCACATATAAGACTTTATAGCGGCCACCACCAGACCCGTCACCCATAAGTCCTAAGCTGAAATTTTCAAAGCTCATTTCACGCTCCATATCGTCGTTAATTTCGTGCCTACGTTCCAAGTCCCGCTCTCATTTGCCGCACCGTCAGTCGCAGAGTACCAGCTGCCCCGCTCCCGGCCTACGTTGCAGGAGAGTTCGTGTTCTAGGCCGGTACAATGGAATCCGCACCCTGCCAACAGGACGCACAACAGGGCCACCCTTACCAATGATAACCGGCTTTTACCAACCAATACTCTTCCACCGTAGTCTTGGCATCAATCCCATGCCAACACATGCGGGACACGTCAATATACGTCCCTTTCCAAACGTCCACCGTCACCCCCACATCGTAGCGGATTGAAGATGGATGGAATGACCCGTTGCCGTTGTAGCCATCCATGAGCGTTTCCAATTTCAGCCATGGCTTGAATATGGAAAGCTTGTGGTCGAGGTACACCCCGGCGACATAGGACGCCTTCCCGCCGTCAGGATTGGCGCGGTAGTGTTTCGCGTCGATGAACTTGCCGAAGTAGATATCGCCACCGGCAAAGCAGGGAGTTGAAAACGAAAGGATCAGGAGCAGGATCAGGAGTCTCATGCTTTGACCTCCAGAACTGTTATCGACGTATGGCAGACACCGCCGAAAAACGGACTAATTGAATTGTTGCCATTGATATACAAGTAGTTGCTGCCAGGATTTGAGCTTAACCCGGCACGGATTTTGAAAGTAGTTTCAGAGGTTGTCCCGGCGTCCATGACAAATACGGGGGTCGATGTACCGTACAAAGCACCAGAACTTAAATTAGAAAGCACGGCAGCGTCAAGGGCGCCCGCCGTATCGTCCTGGAATAAGGCCATGATCGCAGAAGCGGCGGCGGCCGTCTGCAAGCCCCACGCAACACGCAGCATGAAAATCAATTTGTTTGTTGCGCTGGTCGGCGTGAATGTGACGGTTAAGACTTCAGTGCCTTCGGTTTTTTGCGGTATGGTGTCGTCAAGCGGAATTACAGACGTTATACTCTGTCGAGTCGTGAGGGTTGCGGAATGGACGGCGACAATTGACGGCAATGCCGCCCATGTCGCATCCCCCCGCAGGAATTTTGCGGTATCGTTCGGCGCCTTCGGGCAAAGACCGTGCATCGAGGTTGATACGTCGGCGGTCGTCACATCGGAGAAATTGAGTTCATCCTCATCGACCAGCAACGGAACCGGGGCGTGCGAGTCGGACCAGGCCGACACGCCGTCATAGACCATCAGCACTTTGGTGACAGTGTTGAAATACATATCCCCGGCCTGGAGCGCGGAGCCGTCAGTCCTTGTTGCGGGATCGGAAGCCGCGGCGCCAAGGTACACGTCGGAAAAGTTCGTCACGTCCACCACGTTATCGGCGACAATCCCGACATCGACAATGTTATCGGCAACGGTATTGACATCGGCAATGTTGTCGGCCACTGTTCCGATGTCGGCCTCATTGCTTGCCACAATCAGCATGTTGTCGGCCAGACTGTCGGTGTCGACAGTGCTGCCGATTGGCAGCTTGATTGTCCGGCTCAATGCTTCATTCAACTGCTGGCAGAACATGGTCAGGCGGTCGAAAACTTCCTCAAGGGTGTCAGCGTAGAACGCGCCCTGATTGACAAGATCAACCGCCTGTGTCAAGGTGAGGTCGCGCATTACCACAAGGGATTCACCTACGGCGACAGCCTCGACGGTCGTGACGCTGCCGCCAGTTTCTTCACCGGCACCGCTCACTGTGTAATCGGTCGTGATAGTCAGGAGAGAGGGAACACCGTCAACGACTTTATATACTGCCAAGTCGGCATCGTCATAGAATGGGAAAGTGAAAGAGAAGGGTCCGGTCGTGCCAGAACCGGCAAAGGTCGCCTTGTTTGTGGTAGTCGATAAAGTCAACTGAGTTTACCTCCCTTTAACTCGGCGGAATAAAACTCCACTGAGCTTATCAGTGTTACCACCGTCTGTCAACAAATCTTCTAAGTATTCACCGGTTATTCGTGTCTGTGCAGTAGGGAGGCCGAAGATATACCCGCTTGCCTCGAAAGCGTCCCATGCCACGTCATCCCATGGTTTGTCACCCTCAATGCCATCCTTGAGGCCACCGATAGCCCGCATAACCTTCTGGATGGAATCCTGGAGCGGGGTAAACTTGTACCCTGGCCGGAACCGCCCACTCGCCCCACCCTGTGCTGCAATCCACCATTCGATTGAGTTCACGCCGTCGCGGATCACCGGCAGGGCAGCAAAGGGATAGAGCAGTGCCTTTCTGGCGGTCCACCATATTTCATCCTCGTCATCGTCCGGGCCTCTGCCGGACAACAGGTCGCCAAGCACCGCAGGAATGATAACGAGCGCAATGGACCGGGCCACCATTCGCGGCAAGTCCTTCGGCTTCTTCGTGGTGTGACCCACATCGCGCATCCTCGCGTAGAGCGCGGAGAATGGGGTATAGTACATGGTGAGCAATTTTAAGAACTCGTCCTGCCGCTGCACCCCGGCCAAGTCCTTCGCCCCGCCGCCGCCCTGCGACATGCGCACCGCCCGGTCGCCCATCCTGATAGCGTCCTGTTCGGTGAGCCCTTCCTTTAATGCCTTGTTGTACCCGGCGATCCAGGTCGGGACGCTCACCATCCTGTCGGCCATGGCAGTGAGGTAGAAGGCTGTGCGCTTGACTGCCGCCGCCTTGCCCCTGGCCCCACGCAATTTCAGGAGCTCGTCCTTGATATCTCGGTCG